TCGAGCACACAGGAAAGGTGGGTATCCATCAGAATGTCCTCGTAGAGGTCATAAAGTTTGTAACGTCGCGAGAAATCGACATTCTCGGCCGCCCTTACGGCTGCCATGTAGTCGGAAATGTCCAGCCCGAAGCGTTTGGGCTGTGTGAGCACAATCACATTCGGTCTCTTTTGTCCCGGCAACGTGAAGTTTCCCCCTACGGTGATGATGCCGGCTTTGTTGTTTTTTCTGTTTTTCTTTTTCATGATGCTTGCTTTTTACCAGTGGTTCGTTCGTTTGCGGTTGCTTTGAATGCGGAAATCCGACCTGCCCGCCCTTTGTTCCTCGGGCAGCAGCGGAGCCCCTTCGATTGAAATGTCCTCGTCGGCCACCGCCTTCATCCATTCCACCGCCCGTTCGTAACGATCCTTGCGCACCTGGGAAAGTTTCTGCGGGTTGTGGATGCAGAAGATGTGATAGACCGTCATATCGATGACCATCATCAGCACGAGCTGGTTCCGGTTGTCCCCGGTGGCCGCAAAAATCTTGTTGCAGTCGTAGCGTTTGCTCAAATAACACCGCATTTCGGCAATGGCCCTGTCCTCGCAAACCTCAATGACCGTTTCGTCTTCGCGAACCAGTGCGTCGAGGATGTCTCGGTGGATGCTCGCATCGTAATCGGTAAGTTCAACAAATTTGCTCATAGTCCTATTGTTTTAGAGTTGTCATAATCTTTTCTTATTCCGTTTTCTTACATCCTTCCGTGATCGGAATACGGGCGGTTCAATGCGCCTGATCAGTTCGTCAATGATACGGTTCGCCCCTTCGACCGCATCCGGTCCGTCGGCCGGATAGCGCATGGTCAGGGTGAACAACTTGAACTGATCCTCCAGTTCCTTCATGTGCGGATTGTCCCGTTCAGCCTCGTTGAGGATGAGGTTCCCCTCGCGGTTGAGCGGTTCAAGGTTGGCCTCGATGCGCGTAGCCTTGTCCGTCTTCTTCTCCTCGTCGCCCCGGATGAACAGCGCAATCTTCTGTTCGCGGCGTACTTTTGCCACCAGCGGTTTGAACACCTGCTGGAAGAAAGGGTCCTGCAGCTTGTTGTTCTCCATGTAGCAATAGACATTGGTCTTGCCCCCGACAAATTCAAGCATCCGGACATACCAGTCAATGAACTCCGCATTGAGCGCCTGTGCCAGGAAAGTCTTGATGACGTAAAGCCTGCCACCCAATTTGCCACAGAGCGAAACCGTCTTGAAGGATTTGCCTTTCTTACCCTTGCTTTCGCCCGGTGCCGGGTCGCCATACACCACGAGGAACTTGAATTTGGAGAGTGCCGGAACCTTGCCGTATGCAATGTTCTCGAATACCTCGCCCACGGAAATCGGGTTGTTGAAATATTCTCCCTGTGCCGCCTTTTTGGATATTTTGGACAGTGTGCGGTCGATGTCCTCTTCCGAGTTCTTTTCCGGCCATGTGGAAAAACCGTTTTTGTCGCGGATGTTCACGATGTCCCAGGAGTCGGCCATTTCGCCCGCCCTCACCACGCAGCAGTCCTTGGCGATGATGTTTCCGCAGAAGATGACCAGTGTAGGTTCGGAAATGGACCTTGTGGGATACAGCGCATTTTCCCACCAGTCCCAGCGCTTCTGGATGATGTCCGGGTTCTTGGTATCCTCGTCCGTATCAAAGTCATCGACCAGCAGCACGTCGGGACGTATGGCCTCGTTTCGCGAACCACGCGGAGATTGTCCGGCACCCAGTGCGCGGAAAGAGACCTTCCCTTTGGTGGTGAATTCATCCTCGGTCCATGAGCCCGGCAGTTCCTGTTTGCCGTAGTATGCCATGATGCGTCCGTTGGCTTCGAGATTGGCCCGGTAGGGATCGAGCAGGCGCACCGCATTGTCCTTGCTGTTGGAGGTCAGAATCACATTCTTTTTGCGTCCGGTAAGCGTGAGATTCATGACGATGAACATGGTGACGGTGGATTTGGCCAGCTCACGGCTCCAAGAAAGCACCTCAAACCATTCATCGTGTGCAATGATCCGCCGGATAGCCTTTTTCTGGAAGTCGGCAAATTCATATTTGGCATAATTCGGAAAAAAGAACTTGATCCATTCTATGGGATGTTTCTCAAGATATTCCCGGTGTTTTTCCCGTTCGGCTGCCGTCATGTTCCTATCGACCGGTGTAGCCCTTGCGATGTCTTCTTTGTACTTCTCCCAATCGAGGAGAGCGAGTCTGTCAGTCTGTTTCATTGTCTATCCCTTTATAATTTGTCTTTAATGTACGCATCGGCCAGCCGGGTGATTTCCTTTGCCTTTTCGAGGTCGGCCGCCCGTACCCAGTCGATGAGCCCGGTGAGGACACTGATGATGTCGGCAATGCCCACTTCCTGTTCCATGTTGCGTATGGCCGCCGACAGTTTCCCGAGGATGTCAGCCTCCTTGGATGAGGGGAACCGTTCCCCTTCGGGCCGTTCGGCGATGGCCTTGTTTATTTCGGCCACCTGCCGGTAGAGGTTAGCCACCTGTTCCTGCCTTGTGAGCGTAAGCCCCACCTTCTGTTCCTCCCACTTCCCGGCCCGTACCCAGTTGGACACGGACACCCGTGACACGCCCACCCGGTCGGCGATTTCCTGCTGTGTGAGGTTTTCCTTGAGGTACAAAGTCTTTGCCCATTCCTTTTTCTGGGCATTCGTCAAATCTGCCATAAATCGTCCTTTTTAGTTGTAAATCACGTTACAAAATTGCATGAAAAAGCGGGGTTTGTAAAAGCGCGTACGCATGATGACGGGGTACAGCGTTATGATAACGCCAGAAAATGTTATGATGCGGACGCGGTTTCTTGTTGCCATGGGAATGTTCTATTTTCGCATCATCGAAAGGCGGGGAAGACCGCAGGAAAGTGTATGACGATGAGCAGATTTTTCAATATTACAACGAGTGACGACGGCACCAGTACGATATTCCTGTATGGGGACATCGGAGACTATACGGAGGTGCAAAGCGGGCGCATAGCCCAGGAACTGATGGAAGCCGAACGCGTGAGCCGACGCATCCATGTGCGTATCAACAGCAACGGCGGGGAAGTGTACAGCGGCATTGCGATATTCAACGCCCTGCGCCATAGCCAGGCCGACATCCGCATTTATGTGGATGGCATAGCCGCCAGCATGGCCAGTGTGATAGCCCTTTGCGGCAAGCCCGTAGAAATGAGCAAATATGCCCGTCTGATGCTGCACAGTGTGAGCGGTGGGTGTTACGGCAACAAGCAGGACCTGCAGCGTTGCATGGAAGAGATAGAAAGCCTGGAAGGCAGCTTGAGCGAAATCTATGCCGAGCGGCTGGGCATGAGCCAGGAAGAAGTGAAACAGACCTATTTTGACGGCGAGGACCACTGGCTGACTGCCCAGGAAGCCCTGGACCTCGGTTTCATAGACGGCATCTATGATGCAGACCCCGTGCCGGCTGACAGTACGCCGGCACAGATATATACTTTATTTAATAACCGGCTCATTGAGCCACAAAAAAACAGAGAAGACATGAATCTGGAAGACGTAAAGAAACGCCCGCGCTTCAAGGACTGCGCGAGTGATGCGGATGTGTTCCGCCTGATGGACCAACTGGAGGAAGAGGCAGGCAAGGTACCTATCCTTACGAAAGAGAACACCGACCTGAAGGCCAAGGTGAAGACCTACGAAGACAAGGCTGAAGCCGAAGACCTTGCCGCCCGCAAGCAGCTGCTTGACGCAGCCGAGCAGGACGGTCGCATTGATGCGACTACCCGCCCCATCTACGAAAACCTTTTGGCCAATGACCGCGAGAACGGCGAAAAGGCCCTGGCCCAACTGCCGGTAAAGCGCCGTGTGATGGAAGACCTGCATCTGGAACCGAATGGTGAAGAAAGCCCCTGGAACAGGCGTATGCGAGAAATTAAGGACAAACGTAAAAAGTGATTGAACTATGGCAATAATTGTAAGAAACACGAATTACAGCGGCGAGGTACTGGAACAGTTGCTGACGCTTGCCGCTACGAGCAATGAGATTGTGGAAAAGGGGCTGATCATGGTGATTCCCGGTGTGGAGAAGAAAATCAGCCTGCCGCGCCTGAAGACCGGCAAGATGCTCCAGAAGCGCAAGGAGAACCCCGGCGTGGAGGATTCGAAGGGCAACTTCAACTACGACGAAAAGAGTCTTGACCCGGTGGACTTCATGGCCTTTACGGTGTTTAACCCCCGCACGTTCGAGAACATCTGGCGCAAATGGCAGCCGAAGGGCAACCTGGTATTCTCGGAACTTCCGCCCGAAGCGCAGAACGCCCTGCTTGCCGAGTTGGCCAAGCGGGTACAGTTTGAACTGGGTGACCACTATGTGAACGGTGAATATGGGGATGATGACGACCACTTGTTTAACGGCATCCTGACCCAGATGGCCAAGGATACTGAGGTGATTGTGGTGGACAGCGCAGAATCGACCATGCTGGGCAGACTGAAAGCCATGCGTGCGAAGATTCCCGTGGCCATCCGCAACAACCCGGACCTCCGCATTCTGATGAGCGTGAACGACTTTGACAAGTATGATGACGAGCTGACCCAGCGCGAGTCCAAGAACACGAGCGAAACCGATGTGAATGCCCGTCGCTACAAGGGCATTACCATTGAGACGCTTGCGGCCTGGCCCGATGATCTGATTGTGTGCACCCTCTGTTCGCCCGATGCCGGCGGCAACCTGTTTGCGGCTGTGAACCTGCAGGACGATGAAGACGTGATTCAGATTGACAAGATCTCGAACGCGAGCGAACTGTACTTCTTCAAGATGCTGATGAAGGCTGACACGAACATTGCCTTCGGTGAAGAAGTGGTGGTGCTGGACAAGCGAAGCAACCCCGTGTTCAAGGCGAGCGAGAAGAAGATTTCAGTTGACCCTGCCAGTGTGACCCTTGAGGCAACCGGTGGCAGTGAAGAAGTGACCGTGACCGCCAGCGGAGAATATGAGATAGGCAGTGCCCCTGCCGGCTTCAAGGTGGAAGCGACGGATAAAGGCGTGAAGATTTCGGCCGGTGCAAACAGTGGCAGTCAGAAAACCGGTACACTGACCCTTACGCTCAATGCCGACCGCAGCAAGACGGCCAAGATTACCATTACCCAAAACCAGAAAGGATAAGATGGTATGGCAAAATTGAAGTATCTGGTAATTCACTGTACGGCAACCCCGGAGGGGCGTGAGGTATCATCGGCGGACATCCGGAAGTGGCACACTTCGCCCGTAAGCCAGGGTGGCAGAGGTTGGAAACAGGTGGGCTACACCGACCTGTTCCACCTGCAGGGCGGTGTGGAACGCTTGGTGAACAACAACGAGGATGCGCAGGTAGATCCCTGGGAAGTGACCAACGGAGCCAAGGGGTACAACAGCGTGAGCCGCCACATTGTGTATGCCGGCGGTGTGGCCAAGGACGGCAAGACCCCGAAGGACACCCGCACCGGCTGCCAGAAAAAGGCACTGGAGAAGTATGTGAAGGACTTCCATCGCAGATTCCCGGATGTGCGCATTGTGGGACACAACGAGCTGGCGGCCAAAGCCTGCCCCAGTTTCGATGTACAGAAATGGCTGAAAGAAATAGGTATTAACCAATAATAAAAGAAGCAATCAATGAAACGAATTATGCTGTTTATGATGCTGATGCTGGGAACAGTATCGGCTGTGATGGCCCAAGGGGCCGATGTTCCGGCAACGGACTATGACGCAATGATTGGCACCTTTGCCGGTTTCGTCGGCGGTGTGGTGGTGCTTACTGAAGGGTTGAAAGGTTTGTTCCCTAACATGAAAGGCTGGGTGACGCAGCTGGTGAGCTGGTGTGTGGGCTTGGTGTGCGCGATGCTACTGTGGTGGCTTGATGCCGGATTTGTGAGTGATGTGAGCTGGGACATTGCCTTGCTCTATGGTTTTGGTGCCTCACTTGTAGCCAATGGGGTAGCCGACACGGGACTGGTGCAATGGGTTATCGGACTATTCCGAAAGAAACGCGAGGAAGCAGAATAAAAGGTTGACTGACTAAAAAACGGGTGGTATGGACTTTAGCGAGATCATGAACATTATTCTTAGCGGCGGCCTTGTGGGCACTGCAGCAGCCATCGGTTCCCTGCGTGCTACGGTGAGGAAAGCGAAAGCGGAAGCGATGAAAGCCGAAGCCGACGCAGAGGGTGTGCGTGTGGATAACGCAGAACATGCCACCCGCGTTTTGGTGAGCAATATTGTGGTACCCTTAAAAGAAGAACTGAATGCAACAAGAAAAGACCTGCAGGCCAACAAGCGCGAAATGGCGCGACTGCGCAAGGCCATTGACACTGCCAACAGTTGCCGCCATCATGATGACTGTCCTGTGCTTGGCGGGCTGCGCAAGCAGCAGGAAGAGCACGACGGTGGAGAAGATACAGACGGAATCGGCAAGCACCGACAGCGCGAGCGGAAGCCGACGGGCGGGACTGGTGATGGCGGGTATACCGGCGAGTTCGGTGAAGCTGTCTATACCTGCGGACAGCCTCCGTAAACTTCCTGAAGGTGCCGTGTACCGTGGCAAGAGCGGACAGGCGAATCTGACCGTAGGCAGCGACGACAGCGGGAACATCGTGGCCGAAGCCTCGTGTGACAGTCTGCAGCAGCTGGTGCTATGGTATGAAGAAGAGCTGGCGCGCATCCGTAGCGAAACCAAGAGCGAAATTTCAAATGACGTTCAAACAGTAGAAAAACGCCCTCCGAACCGGATGCGGACGTTTATCACAGGTGTATTGGCCGGCTTATTGGCCGGTGTGTTATTAACCATCAAACTTTATAAACGATGAACAAGAATTTCATGTACGGCATAGGAGCCGTAAAGTATAAGGATTTCACAATCGGGTATATTGAAAAGAACTCGTTTGACCTGGGCGGCAAGAAACCCGAGGCCGCGAAGATCGAGGCCGAACAGGTGCAGGGTGCCCCGGTGCTGGTCATCCCACAGAGTAACGGCGGCATCGCCCCGACGTTCAATGTGATCCAGATGAACTATTCGAACCTGCACAAACTGCTTGGCGGCAGCCTGCATTATAAGAAAGAAGACTCGGAAAAGAAAACTCCGATCGGCTGGACAGCCCCGTCGGAGGTGCTTGTCATGCAGGGACCATGGGAACTCTCCCTCGTGTCCGGACAGAGCGTACTGATTCCCAACGCCACGCTGCTTTCCAATCCTGCAGGCAAGCTGACCCTTACAGAAACCTCCAAGATAGAGGTTACGCTCGAAGTGGCGATGCCGGAGGACGGTTCGCAGCCTTACGGCGTGTTCGATACGGAAGCAATACCGGACGAGTGGGGGCAGTACAAGCTGCCGCCGGCGGAAGCCGCGGCTGCAGCATCGCTCCAAAGTGAGGAGGGCTAACGTATGGCTGACCGGCTGGAACAACTGATAGAGATGGAGTGTGCGGATGCGCTGCTGGACAGCGGCGTGTCCGTTCCTCTTAAAAGGTGGAAGCTTCCGTGGCTGAAACGCCCGGTGGAGGTGCGTGTGACGATGAAGCGTCCGAGGCTGTGGGGTCAGATTCTGCTGGCGAGGGAATACCTGAAGATGGGCGTTGCGCCCGGGTGGCAAGCAAAGGACAAGGTCGAGGAACTGGCCTTTGTAGCGGAACATGGTAAGGCTGTGAGCCGTCTGCTGGCCTATACGGTATGCCGGGGATACGTGTCGCGGCACGTGGGCATCGGGGTGACAGCGTGGGTACTGCGG